TATCTTTTCTGCAAGCCAGGGCTGGTTTTCCTCGGCCCAGGGCAGTATGCGGTTAGCCAGGATTGCCAACGAGTCAAATACGATAGGCGACGTAGACCACATGTTCTGGAAGAATATATACTCACGTCCACGAGCAATGTCCTGGTAAGTATCCGGAAGCCAGACATCTCCCCATACAGGCATAGTTTCCAGTGGTATTAGAATTCGTTGAGGCTGGATGTAATATTCTGTATCTGCCGTCCACTCCTGACCAGTAAAGAAGTTGACCATTCCCCCAATCCCAAGAGGCATCCATCCTCGCAACCTCTCTGGCATCAGGGGGTCTTTCTCGGCCTGGTCTTCCATCAACCGCCGACTGGTATTAAGCCAGGACAGGTAGTGTGGATTATCTATAAAGTACTTCAACCAGTTCCACGTACTATGAACCGGCCAGAACTCGAAGGGTATGACTACACTAGCCAGGGCATCGAATATCGTTTTATCGCCATAGTCGAGAATTGCATAGTCCCTGTCCCACAAAGCCTGTCTCATAGTGGCATACTGCGCCAACTCTATGTCCTTACGGACAGTCGTATTAAGCCAGTCCATTACTCTCTCCCACAAAGCAGGAGGAACAGACATCGAAGGGTCTAAATCCCGAAACGAACGAGTGTCAAGCTTATCAATCGCAGATTTGAGTGGGTCGGCATAACGCCGATAGATGTCGTAAATGGAAGGTAGTGTATCCGGCAATCGGTCAATCTCCCAGGAAGAGTTTGCCCAATCCGTCCAATTCTGAGCGTCAAGTTTGTACCAGACGTACTGTTTAGCTAAATTCACAGCGTGTTGGAGTTCGTCGTAGTCATCAGCCGCAGCCCCCGGATGCGCGGTTATCCAGGCTTTCATCTTTTTGACAACTTCCACTACTTCGACCGGATTATAGCTGGGAGTATCCCGCACCGCTCCTACTTCAGGAATAGTATTTACGAGCTGTTGACGAGCACGAGGCATTAGTGTTTTGTATATATCCCAAAACGTATCCCGCGCAAGTGTCGGAGTTATCTCATCCAGATTACTGAGATACTCCGCCATTTGAACTGTCGAATCCTTCCCCGCCTCTTGTAGTAATTCCCAATCACTAACCTGCGGGTAATACTTCGCCATGAATGGATACGTGGTAGTCAGATACTCCCACAATTCCGCAGGAGTGCCGCCCCGTCTTATCAGGTCATATACTGCATCATCCATTGGGTCGAGCATATCATAAACATCCGTCCCATAGGTGTCTGCAATCCGACGCAACAAGTCGAAATCGTGAGCCCTATCACCCGCACCCAACATCTCGCTCACCAGAGGGTTGTCTGCAAACCGATGAGTAATCGGTTCCATTGCCCTGAAAGTTTCCGCAGAACGATGAGCCCACCCTACAGCCTTCAAGTCGTTGATGTGTTTGGCCTTCGCAACAGATGTAATTCCCTCTTGAATCATATCCCGCAACTCACTGATAACGTCGGCCCGAGCTGCTTCACTCTTAACGTCGCCCAACTTTGCAATCTGAGCCATAATGTCGGGGTGCTGCGTTATTGCCGCCCGCTCATCCTTAGTTAGCTGTTGCAAGTACCATCCAATAGATTTAACCTGACCGAGTTCAACAGCTCCTTCAACAATAGTACGATGAATTCGACTTGCTTCGGCCAAAACCTCATCGTAATTCCACTTCCCAACAAGCATGGCCTGGACTGCCTCAGCGATAGCCGGATTGTGCTGCATCAACTGAACTTTTAGCTCATACGGTAACTCCGATGGCATATCATTCCAGTTTTGTGCCCATCGTGTTACATAGGACTGGTAAATAGCCAAGGCCGACATGTTAGCCTCGTTCTCACCAGCCGCCTCAAGGAACGGCCCCGGAGAAATGAGTTTCTTCAGTCTTGTCCAGATACTGGCAACTTCAGCTGTAGCCTCTGGAGTAAGGTCTATACCCAACTCAGCAGGAGTAGCCGAGAATCCAGTTGCCATTCTTTGGGGCACCGCCCCTACCTGGTCAGCAAAGAAACTCTCAATCCCTCGACGCCCAAACCCAATATGCTCCCCAATACTCGATTCCGCTGGAAGCCGCCTCCATCCGCATCGAGTAAAGATATTTCGCGTGTTGTCCCAAATGTTGCCAATCCAGTACATTGGGTTCCAACCCAGGAATAGAGGAGATAAAATTTGCTTTTGTTTAGCAGAAATAGTTTGAGCGTACCGGGTAAAGTCGTCAGCAGCCTTGCCCCAATGGGTGTTTCGTATTAAGGCCTTCTCTTTTGCTCTGGCAACCTCGGCTACATTATGAACGACTGTGTGTAGCATGTCCTTGCTATCTGTAGCCTTGTCAACGCCCTTGAGAACGTCTCCTGTATCCATTCCCTCAAGAACGCGCTTGACTAGCTGTCCATCCACACTATCGTAAGCCGGGTCGTCAACGAACTTCTTCAACAACCCTGGAATCTCACCAGGGTCTTCTGTCTTACCAGCAAGATACACCGTCAGGCGGTCGTGGACAATTTCTCCGACCTTCCTTACCTTCGCCATAGGTGTCTTGTACCAGGGAGTAACCTCACTCGCAGCACGATAGAAGTCTAACTTCTCTTCTAAAGGAACAGTTGCCCGCTCTGCAACCAGCCTCGTAGAACGATTTTGGAGAGGGTTCCAACCCATCCACTTCGTTATGTTCAGAGGGTCAAGAACAACACCATAAGCCAACTCTTTTACGAGGTTTTGCTCTTGCCTGAGAATCCTATCAACGTCGTCTTTAGTCTGAGCCTCTTCCATTAACCGGGTGTGAGTTTTCTTGAAAAACTCAAAGTCCTCCGGCGGTACTGTCGTTCCTATAGCCCACGAAAAGGATATTCTATCCACCTCACGAGCCATTAACTCTGCCTTGTCCCGCAATTCCGGGTCTTCCCCATACTCCGCATCAAGCCAGGCATTGATGTTCTCAAACTCTGGCTGAACGAGCGTCGGAAGCTGTACTCCCTTCGTTCCATAGACCCATATCAAATCGAGTAAGTCAGGAAGCTCCTCAGCAGTCTCAGTCGTTTCCAGATACTCCATCACACCTCTCGTTATCTCTTCCTGAGTAGGCGTAATGGACGCATTTCGCTTAACGTTACCAATCAGTCGAGCAAGCATGTACTGCGGAGTATTCCAGGCAGGGCCAAGTACCTTCAACAGTCCGAGGTTAGCCACTCCCATCAACGCATGTTTGATGGGCTCCGTAACTTTTCGCCAGCCCGTCTTTTCGGCCCATTGCGTTGCCGCAGTCTCGTGAGAATCTATGTACGCAGCCTCCCACTCATCCGCCCACTTACCAAGTCCGTAAACCATCTCCTCATAAGCCCACAACTGCCAATCAGTAACTTTCTGAGCATCGAACAAGTCGTATTCTTTTGGAGGTTGATAAGTAGGCAAAAGCCCAGGATACTGCTCAGGCATAGGAATCATCCCCATTGGTGCCTTTTGCGCCTCAATCCCGCGTTGATACTCCCACCACTTGAGAGGAATTCCCCGTTGCTGGGCTTCAACCGCCGCCCTTTCACGGCTGAGGTAATCTTCCCAACCCTTACGAATCAAGGGAAGATAAGGACGCGGTTCTTCTTTCGGCTCCTTCTGCTCTTGCTGACGAAGCCAGTAAAGATAAACGTTTTCAGAAACCATAATTAGATGTATTCAGGGTGAGGTAACATGGGAACGCCACCACCTCGATACCAACCCGTCTCGGGTGCATACCGAAGACCAACGTAAGGCTGACGCTGGAAGAAAGGAAGTCCTAACAACATTTCCAGAAAACTATTCCAGGCAGCTGCGTAAGATTGGGCTGTCTCCATGTACTCCAATGTATCCAAATCTTCGGGCGAGGGAAGAGGAAGCCCTGCCTCAGTCAATTCCGGTACAGGAATCGCATATTGAGGGTTTAAGGTTATCAACTCTTCCAGGTACCGCCCAAAATCCTTCAGGTAAGCCGGATATTGCCATTGCTGAGGAAATTGAAGATGTTCGAGAATGTCCCGTAACGTAAATCTGGGAGCTGGCAACTCTCCAACCCCACCAGCACCTGCCCCGGCACCAGCACCACCGACTCCACCAGGCACAAACGGCTGTAACTGTGGTAGTTCCGGCATCTGGAAGCCAAAATACTGAGCCACCCATTCAGGCCGATTTTGACTTGCCCAGGTCAAGTACTCAGTAATAGCCCGAGTGTAAAACGTTTCATAAGGCTGAATCTGCGTTGCCCAGGGCATTACGTCTGTTAGCGGCCTCGTCGTAGCTGCTGGAGCCGCAGGAGCCGCAGCCTTCTGCTGCTGGGCTAACCATTTTCTGTACGCCTCGTAGAATATAGGTTCGGTAGGTACAGTAGGAGTTGATTTTACTCCACCACCGGGTTCTTTAGCCATATTGTTTTCTTAACCAACATTTAATCTGAGATTGAATGTATTCTTGAACTTCAGCGTTCCCCCACCTCTGTTGGAGTTCCACCAAATCTTCGGGCGTCATGTTCAAGAACCGCTCCAACTGCTCCTCTGCGCTCAACAAGTAAACAGAGTCCGCAGACGGTTGAAATGCCGCCCGTACATGTTGACGTTGATGCGCCAGTTTATCCGCCGTCTTTTCAACGACACGAGGAACGCTGAGTCTTCGCATTACACACCCTGCATCGCTCCGAGTGTAGGAGGCAGCCCCGCTGCTTCCACAGGATGTTGAGTCGGTCTGCCACCAGCACCCTCGGCACTAAGTTGAGCAAGTCTACGAATCATATCGGGGCCAGTCGGAGTACCCCTCCCTTGCATACTCCAGGGAGTTTGCTGAGGTGCCATTTCTCCACCACCAAATCCTGGAATCGCCCCCTGCATGGGAGCTTCAGCCCCGCCACCCATCATCTGCTCAGGAAGTCTCACTCCGGCTTCCCGCGCAACATCTTGCGCCAAAGCAAACTGAATCTCGGGCATACTCAGCAACGTCTCGATGAGGATTTGGTCTTCCTCATCCTCCAACGATTGAGATACCAGGTCTCGAAGCGTCTGCTGAATCACGTCCCGGACAGTCCTGCTAGAAAGAACGTTGGTCTGTCTCAATGCAGTTAGCATAGCTGTCGTAGCCGCTTCATCTGTCGGGAGACTTGCCGATAGCTTAACCTGGTTGCGATAATAGCCGCCAATGATAGTTGGGTCTAGCGACACTTCAATTGGAGCTCCAATCGAAGACCGTCCCCACAAGTACACAGGCTTAGCTACGTAGTTCTCGACGGTGCGAAGGATAATCTCATTGAGACGCTCCAGACCCTCTTCGATACACTCCTGTTTGTAAGCAATCTTCATCAAGACAGGAGTCCGCAACAGGTTCATAGCAATACCAGACAACCTTCCCATCGTAAGCTGCCCCATAACGTGGCGAGGTAATCCAGCCTGTTCGATTTGGGCAATAACCTCATTAAGTTGAATGTCTACGCTAGGAGACACGCCGGGCGGTAGTAAGAACCCGGCATCTTCACCTATCTCAAGAGGAAGCTGACCGCCATAAGGCTGAGGAACGTCAAACCCCCGCCCTTCCGCAGTCTTAGTTACCAACGTCGGGTCGGCGTATCGAGCAATGATAGTAGCCTTCTGTGAAAGTAGTTGACAGGCATAACGTATAATCCCCTCTAGTGGGAACAACACACTGATTCCAATTCGCTCCCCCCTATCGCGGAAGGGAAGTTCGGTTCCATGCCAGACCACGAACGGAATCTTCCCAAAGTCGTGCTTCGTGGGCGGCAATAGCCAATCTCCCGTCCTAAGCTGAGGCTCCTCCGCCTCTTCTACGATAGGGATTATCATAAATGCATGGACGGTGTCATCCCAATACTCTAACACCTTCACCCGGTCGGTGTCGTCGAAGTCCGCCAATACAGCCTCCGCTGATTTGACCGCCCTCGTGCGTCTATCCTTCCCTAAGATAAAAGTATTTCGCAAATCGCCAACAAGCCGATTCTCAATCAGAACAACGTACTCCCATTCACCCGCCCTTTTTGCGGGCATAGGATAGAAGCCAAGAGGGTCAACACTCGCAGCAAATATGGGGCACTCCCCTTCTAAATCCCGCTCCGGGTCATAGCAGACCTGAATCACACCCCATCCATCAACAAGGGCATGCCAGAGGGCATCTCGAATCACCTTGTTCATGCTCGACTTGTGCCAGATTGCGTAAAGCATCTTCTCAATCTTGTCTGCATCTTGCTGATGAATCTCTTTAATCTCAGATGCAGGAACGCTCACAACAGGCGGTCTCGTCAGCATCAAAGATAAGTAACTCTCGATGGTGTTGAACGCGATGGGAAGGATAACCCTCATCTCCCCATCCTCAGGCGGCTTGTATTGACCATCGGGCATAACCCAATACGATTCTTTCGTCATCAAGGCAATCTCGCGCCAGACGAGCATGTTGGTATTTCTCTGATTGTAGAACTCTTCCAGCTTGGTTGCCGCTTCAAAAATAAAGTCTTTTGTAACTTCCATATTTTATCCTATCGGCCATTTTGTAGGCCCAGGGATGAATTCCCTTCGTGACCGCCTTCCACCCCACCCATACTTCGTAACAATAAAATAGGTAATCCCCTTAATCAAATGATTGTACTCGTCCGAAGGTGGAGCGGCTGCATAATCTTTTCCCACACTTCGCCGTGTCCGGGCATACTTCGTCACTTCGTTGTTCAGAAAGTTCTTACAACGAGGATGAACCTTGAACCTTCCAGTGTGGAGGAAGGAACAGAGTAAATCGGCCCCAGCTTCGGGATTTACCCGAACCTGGCGTCGAAGTGGGCAGCCTTCGTTAGCCCAAATATCCCCACTTTCTTTGTTGGCGATGTCAATCGCCCCTCGCATATCCCCCATTCCGACGTTGAACCACCACTCTCTGGTTCGGCACTCGCGGATTACTTCGGGGGTTGGGCCACCCTGCGCGTCGTAAACCTCGTCAAAAAGACAAACTACATCCTGGCCCGTCTTCTCATCGTACTTGATTTGCATTACGGCCACTGCATAAGTTCCGCCAGGGTCTACACCCAAATAAACAGGTAGTCGGCGGTTGAATTCCGTAAAGTCCTTATCCACGTGTTCAGCGAAGCTGAAGTTTCTAATCATCATTCGCCGTCCCACAGAGGGTTTAGCCATGAATCGGGCCTCGAACAACACCGGGTCGTAACTCTCGCGTTGCTGTTCCAACCACTCCGCAGAAACGTAGGGACTTCCAACCGTTGGATGGGTGAAACTTTCAATCCCTCTATCGTTCTCGGTTTGTCCCATCCGGTAGAAGTCAACGAACCATCGTCCAATATCAGTATCCTCAAACGTACCGATAGCAGCCACCCAACCACCCGTAACAGTAAGACGGGGTAAAAGGTTGACTTGGTAGACCTCAAACGGAACCAGACCAGCCTCATCTATGACGATGTAATCCAAAGGCTGAGCATGAAGAGACGCAGGCTCATCCGCAGACTTAACCCAAAGCTGCGCCCCATTCCACAAATACAACACGTGGTCTTTATCCCTGTAGGCGAAGTCTCCCTCACCTAAGGTCGTCCGCTTCGACGCCCGATTGTGGTCGAGTCGAACCAATAACTCCAATACCTGATGTACGATGGGGTCAGCGAGAGCATATCGAGGAACGACAATCCAACCTCGTCTCCCTCGCGCACCATTGATAGTCTTATCCCAAATCGGAACGAGAAGTTGACATAAAATCTCACGAGCAGCCGCAAAAGTCTTACCACTCTGGTTGCCAGCAGCCAGAATCCGGTGAAGAGCCGTGCTACGGTGAAATTCCTCTTGTGCCCCCCAGGGATGATAGTCTACAGCCTCAAAAATCTTGGCCTTCGTCTCAAAGGGTAAATGCGCCCTGCTTACGTAGTCCATCTACCTCTTTTTCCGTCGTGGACGACGCTTTTTCAATACATAAGGGTAAGTAGAGGGACAATTGGGCACTAAGCCTACTCCCCACTCGAAGTGGTATCCAGGCGGGGCTTTCGAGGGAAGAGTCGACTTGTGAAATATAGTAGCTACGTACAAAGCCCCTACACATACTAAAAGTGGTGAAATACATAACAATTCAGACCACGACATGACTACCTCCTTACGTTACGAATTCTAACCATCGGACAAAGAAAAAGATAAAAGTAGCAAGTCCCAGAACACCCACAACTACACCAATCAGAAACCACTTAACCTTTTCTTTCACAGTAGCCGCCCCCGTCAACGTCTATAGTACCGTCATCTCTCCAGGTGATACAAAATTCTCCAATCTCTATCCCATCCACCCAATCCTTACAGTCCGAGCACCAGTCGTCCCACTCGACAGTTATCTGCTCACGATGAGGACATCGCATCAGGAATATCGGCCCCTGGCACCGATTGTCGTCGTCGAATAGTCTGTCCACGAAAACCTCCTTCTCTATGACCACAGGTGGGGAATTGCACCCGCTAGTCTTTCGTAGCTCGATAGCTCGTACTGTTTACGCCTTTTACGCCCTGTGGGATGTAATTCCAATAACGACCAAATTTGGTGGTCTTTCGACCAACTCTTGTAGTCAAATATCGGGGGACAGAATCGAACTGTCGGCCTGGTGGTTATGAGCCGCCCGAGCTACCACTGCTCCACCCCGAAAACAGGGAGCCCAGGATTCAAACCTGGAACCTACGGTTTTGGAGACCGTTGCTCTTTCACTTGAGCCAGCTCCCTAATTTAGAGGTACCTCGTCAATCTTAGTACGCTGCGGCCCTACGAAACCTAAATACAATCTCGAACCCTCCCTTTCGAGAAATACTGTTGCGCCCCATCCGATGTTCTACGCAACTCCCGTCTCTTATTTCCTCTTTCGTCTTACTGTTTTACCCTTGTGTTTCTTTTCGGGCAAATTCTTGGGGACGCCATAAGTCTTGGCCCAACGTCTGGCTATCCTCGGATGGCGAGCGTACATAAAGCGCATCTGAGCTTTACTCTTAAAAGGGGACATCGTTGAAATCCTCGCCCCAATCAGTACTTGCGAACCAAACCAGCTCGTAACCCAAACGCGCTAATATCCACTTCGTCACGACCAGGGTCTTGAATAGAATTCTACTCGATATTTGCTTTAGCATCGTCTTTTTCTCTTGGATATGGAAATCTAGCCAAACGAGAGCATTTACTCATCACCCACGCCAGAGGTATCATCAGAATCCTCAGTACTATCGCCTTCACTCTCTTCGCCATCTCCACTCTCTAGTAGCATAGGCTCCACTATGCGCCAATCCTCGGCTTCTACAATATCCCCACTCGCCAAACCTTGAATTTCTGGTAAGAGCTGCGTAAGCAGCCGCCTCCAGTTCTCTCCGATGTCCCTGGTGACTTCCACTCTCGATGCAAACGTAGGGTCTCTCACAGCCCTCAGAGAAGCCTGCGCAGCATCCAGAGCAACTCTCAAGTTGTTGTCCTGGTCTCTGAGTTCGATGATTCTGGCAAAACTCTTAGCTGCCTGGTCTGCCGCTGCTTTACGGATGACCTCGGTGACTTCTCCTCGAATCACCATATTCCAGGCCGTGACGAAGGTTGGCTGTCTCTTCCAAACCTTCTGTACCGTAAGGGGAGAACACCCAGCCTGTTCACAAGCCCATTTGACATCGGGACATTGCGCATAGTAAAACAGGAACAACCTTTGGGCGGGAGTAAGGACACCAAGCCCTTCGTCCCAATCAACGGGAACTATGGATTTAGTCATCGCTACTTTATTCTCTTTAAGGTAAAATTGATGAACAGCAATTCGTTACTCGCCCACCACAAGTCACGATATAGAACTCCTATCTCGCATCCAGGCCAGACGAAAGCCTGTTGTTCCGCAAATACCCACTCGTATTGCCTCGCCACGACAGCGTTGCCCAGAGCGTGCCACTCTTTTGTGTCGTGCCACATAAGCGTCGTCTCTCTGGTCTCGCTGCTGTGATTCATAGCAGAGAGCTCTATGATTTCCCAATTGCCCTCGGAGACGAAGAAGTGAGCAATCCAGACGCCCGGAGGTGGGCCTTCGAGTAAGTTGTCCTTGGTCGTCCAATAAGTAACTGCAACCAGACCAAGCTCTTCGTTGACCACCACCTTTGCCTCCGCAGGCACACATAGCGGGCCTACATGCTGAAGATATAGGTTTGCTGGACACGGCAAAGATACCGAAGTGTCTGTTGGCCTCACGAACGCTAACAGGATGATACTCGCAAAGATAACCAACACACCAAATATCTTACCAGGCATACGAACGTCTATCATCACCTTCTACCTCCTTTTACGAACATTCTGAATACCCACACCAAGGACAAACCCAACAACCCTCGACACACACCAGGGCCTGTCCGCAATCTGGACACTTATTTCTATCAAGTACATCTTCCTCACGCCACCTGGTAGCCCAGGTAGCGGAATTTGAAATCTTAGTCACCGAATAACTCCCTAATCAACGATTTTGTCACAGGCCCTACTTCCCTGGCCTTGCCAATCCTCGCTTTCGCTCGGACGACCTTAGGAACTGGAGTGCGGAGTTGTCTTACCCTGCCCTGGTACATCACTTTTCCAATTTGAACCTCTTCGCTAGATGTAGGGAATAGTCTGAAACGTCTCATCATCACTCCTTCGGGGTAGCGCAGCGAGTAATGTTGAGCGCTGCGCTGTCCTGGCGGCCCGCCCACTAACCCTTGCGGGCCGCTCATCTCTGCTGCGCCGAACCGTAGCTTGTTGTTTGTTTGAGCGTTGTTGCTACAGCGCTGTTTGCAGGCACCGATGTTTGTGGATGGCGCGGCAGGGCGTAGCCTGCCGCGCTGTTTCGGCGCAGCAGAGATGACGATTTGAAAAATCGTCATCCTTTTCTAATTATAAAAACACGAAAAATCCCAAAATCTGGCGTTTTGGGATGATTATGTCAACTAAAATGACCAAATTGGTCATTTTAGGACTGCTTCTCTACCTCTTTGTAAGTAGTTGACATTCCAACCCCCT